AAGCTAACTGCCGTGCATGGATTAGACGGTACAGGCCGACTGATTACAGTACGCATGAGCAACCTCACATTGGGTACTGATTTGCAAGGTGAGGAAAACACATTTGAGAGTTGGTTTTCGCAGGACGACCGCGTGAACAAATTGCACGTAGCATTTAAGATGGGCGTTAACTTTGCATTGCCTGCGGAGATCGTGAATTTCATAATCTAAAAAATAAGGGGGTTGGCGAAGGTCAACCCCTTATAAAATAACAAATATGGCGTGTGCATTAACAGCTGGCTTTACATTAGATTGCCGCGATTCAATGGGCGGACTGAAAGAAGTTTATTTAATCGAGTTGGCGAATGTAATAGGCTTCGCCGAAGTAAGCGGAACGGTGACCGGTATAACGAAAGCAACCGGTAAGCAATTTTACAAATTTGAGCAATTACCACAAACAGCTTCGGCAACGGAAGAAGCTACAGGCAGCGACGAGAACGGAACTTTTTTTGTTACGCAAACAATCGAATTATTTTTAAACAAAATGCAAGCGAGCGTACGTAATCAGATAAAGCTATTGGCACAGAATCGATTAGTTGCAGTAGCGGTAGATAGGAACGGCAAAGGCTTTTTATATGGGCAAACATTGGGGCTTAGCTACAATGCAGGGACAGGCGGAAGCGGTACAGCATATGGCGACCGTAACGGATATGGGGTAACGCTTAGCGGTGCAGAACGTGAGAATGCGTTTGAAGTAAACGCGGCCACAATTCAGGCACTTACAACACAGGGTTAATTTTGGTTTTTCATAAAATGGTTTTAAGGGAAGCCCTCTATCTTGATAGGGGGCTTTTTATATTAAAAATTAAATGCTACATCTAACTAAAGGAAATACAGCGCAAAAAATAGTACTCACGTTGACGGAAAAATTAACGCTAACGACTGATTACGAATATTTGTTTAACTTTGTTCATGCCACGACAAAGCAGGTGGTTACATTTGTTCGTACACCCGCTGAAGATAGGAGCACCTACCCTGAAAGGTTTAACGAGTTTGATGTAGATACAGCGGCTACTTTTTTAGGATACCCAACCGGAGAATATTTGTACACAGTTTGGGAGCGCGACACGGTTACAAATGTAGTTGGTGCAGTTTTGGAAGTAGGAAAATTACAGTTAGCAAAAGAAACAGAATTTAATTACACACAATACAATCCACCAACTACCTATGCAGCATACAGCGGATAATAATATAATGGTTATAAAATTTGCTGATAGCAAGGTCCCAACCGCTAAGATTACACTTGGTAAGGACTTTATTTCATTCGGTGAAAAAAATGATTACCCCGATTACCTGCTTCATCTTTATAACAAAAGCAGCAAACACAATGCCATAATTAACGGAAAGGCTCAGTACATTTTAGGCAAGGGAGTTGCAAATGATTTACCTATTGCGAATCAACGTGCAGAGAGCGTAAATAGTTGGGGCGAGAGCCTAAATGAGATAATTTTTAAATGTATTTTAGACATTGAAATATTTGGCGGATATTATATCAAAGTTGTTTATAATCCTGCAGGCTTGATAGCAGAGCTTTACCACATTCCTTTCCAAAATATTAGGGTTGGTAAAGATGGCGGCTATTTTTACCGCGAAGATTGGGATGATAGATTTGCCCGTACAAAACCGGTAATATATGCAGCCTATACGCCAGGTGTAGTTAGCAAGGAACCGCAAATATTTTGTTTTAAAGAATATAGGCCAGGCACCCGATACTATCCTTTACCCGGTTACATGGGTTCCATTAATTATATTGAAACTGATATAAGAATTTCTCAGTATCATTTGAGCGCGATTAATAACGGAATGTTCCCATCAAAAATGATTCAGTTTTTTAACGGCGAACCAAACGAAGAGGGTAAGAAAAAGCTAGAAAGACAATTCAAAGATAAGTTTACAGGCGCGGAAAATGCAGGGGAAATAATTTTATCTTTTGGTAACGATCCCGCAAAGGCGATACAGATTCAAGACCTGTCAGCGACCGAGTTAGATAAACAATTTACCATATTAAATGAAACGGTACAACAGGAAGTTTTTAGTGGGCATGGCATAACCACACCGGCACTCTTTGGGGTAATGACTGCAGGAAAGTTAGGGGAAAGTACACAATTAAAAGAGGGGTTTGAAATATTCAAAAACACTTATGTCACCGTAAAGCAAGGCCGATTAATGGAAGGTATTAATTACCTTACTAAAGCGATGGGCATTGTATCAGCATTTACTTTGCAGGATGTTGATCCGATTGGATTTACATTAAGCGAAGCAGCACTTTTGCAGGTGCTAACAAAGGACGAGTTAAGGGTAATGGCAGGTCATGAATCACTGACACAGGAACCAATACCGGGCGCGGTTCCTGCAACGGAAACTATGGTGAATGAAAACATAAAGAATTTGACTGGAAGGCAATGGCAAAATATTGCACGCATAGCACGTAAATTTGCAAAGGGTGATATTACGCACACACAGGCAATTTTGATGTTGCAAAATGGTTATGGACTTTCGACGGAGGAAGCAGAAACATATTTAACAGGAGGTGAAGATGTGTAATTTTGGAGAGCATCAAACTGCTGATTTGTTTGAAACAGTTGGCCATCTTCGCACGGGCTATGATGTTTTTGATAGCTTTATTTTTGACGGCAAATTTGCGGAATTAAAGGAAGGAAACAAATCAGATATTTTAGAAATACTAAAGAAAGTACCGCAAAGCACACCAGAGGCTATTGCGGACGCTCTAGGACTAACTAGGGCAACGGTAAGCAAATACCTTGGGGAAATGATTAAAGCTGGTGTATTGGCCACCATAACACCTGCAAGCGGGGTTCCTACTTTAGAAATACAACCGGGTGCAGATGAGATTTTAAAAAAGTTACCACCACCTAAAAAGACGGAGGTAATTTTGCGGTACAGTTATCAACTTAGGCCCGGGGTTAAGGGGCCACCCGTCATTAAAACCACGCGCCCTTTTTGTAAAAGAATGATGGGACTTAGTGATAGCGGGCGCGTGTATAGCCGCCAAGATATTGAGGGGCTTTCGCAGCGGTTAGGCTATTCAGTTTGGGAACGCGCCGGCGGACCCTGGAATAACAAAATACATTGCAGGCATTATTGGTTCACAGAAATACTATTAAAAAAATGAGCGTAAATATTTTACTTATAAGCGATGACGTGCTGATTGATAGGACGGCGATTCACGGCAATATTGATCCTAAAATGTTGTATCCAGACATTAAAGCGGCACAGGATCAGTATATTTTGGCCATAATTGGTACGGCATTATTTGAAAAAATTCAGGCTGATATATTAGCGGGTACATTAACCGGCATTTATAAACTTTTGGTTGACAATTACGTAATTGACTGTCTTATGAATTACGTGCTAATGGAGCTGCCTTCAACATTGTCCTTTCAGCTTTTTAATAAGGGCGCTGTTAAGTCGGGTGGCGATGGATTAGAAACCGCATCTTTCAGCGAAGTAGTAAGTATGGCTGACCGTTACAAACGTAGGGCGGAGTTTTATGCTGAAAGGCTTAAACTTTACTTGATTGAAGAAAGCAGTAAAGGTAACTTTCCTGAATTTATTAATCCCGGTAGCCGTGCAGATACGGTTTTCCCGTATGGTAATACATTCAGCCTTCCAATTTTTTTAGGCAGGGAAAAAAGGTGCAAAGATAACGGTGGCGGAAGCCGTGAGTATATTTCAAATTGCGAACCAAACTATTAATATGAGCAACTTAATTGCCACTAAAAAAAATCAGGAACTTTTAAAAATTGCGCTAAAAAACAATGACACTCAATCAAGTAATACAAAGGCTCTCGGCGATAGTGGGCGCGCACAAAATGATAAGGTCATTTGCGTATGTCCGAAGTGCACAAAGCTACATAGTAGAAGCGGGGAAAAAGATTAGTTACCCAATTTGTATTGTGGAGCATAACGCGGGCAATATTAGCAGCACGCAGCACTTTTCAACGCACAACACCCGGGTGTACCTTTTA